CGAAATAAAATTGACTTAGCCTCACAATCATTAGGAGAAACATTAAAAGAATGGCTAATAGAAAGCAAAAAGAAAAACAAATAAAATATTACTTTGCCTATGGTTCAAACATGAATCATAAGCATATGCAATATAGATGTCCTAAAGCAAAGTTTATAGAGACATACACATTACCTGGATATGAATTAGTATTTAGAAGTGTTGCAGATGTGCAACAATCCAAAGATAGTTCTGTAACCGGGGCATTATTTGAAATCACAAGTGACTGTGAAAGATCATTGGATATATACGAAGGCTATCCTAATCTTTACACCAAAAAATATGTGAACAAATGGCATGACGATATGAATAAATTTTTACCACAAAGAATAATGTTCTACACTATGGTAGATAAACATGGAGTCTATCCTCCTTCTCAAGGGTATTTTCAAACCATTAAACAAGGATACAAGGATTGTAATTTATCCACAGAACCTTTAATGATAGCTGCAAAAAATTCTATTATAGAAGAATTTGAGCTACCAAATGGCTTGACAATATCGTAGGAGATATTATATATTATTCCATATAGATTAAGAAAGGCTAAAATGACTGATACTACTAGATATAAATCAATTATTGTGCGAGTGGACACTCACGCAAAATTAAAAGAATTAGCAGGGAGAGATAGAAAAATCTCTGGTGTAGTTTCTCAACTTGTTGAAAAAGAATACAACAAGAAAAAAGAAAGAACGATTCAGTAATGAAGAGAAGGGGTATGGTAAATAATAGTTTTAGGGCTGTTATTCATCCATCAGCCCGGAAAGGTATTGTTTGCAAAACTCACTAGATCTAATGTCTCTTGCAAATAACTATAGTCAGTGAGTATACCTCTTCTCTTGATTACTGACAGCGAGAGTTGGTAATCTTCTCTGAAGTCTACCTCCCAAACAGATGGATGAGATCTGTGTTATTCACTCGCACGACCGATCAGAGGTGTTGCAATCATATCCCCGCACACCTCTGGTCCAAAAAAAGGAGAGAAAAATGGACAAAAATTTATTGAAAGAACTATCAGTCGAAGAGTTAAAAAACCTTGAAAAACAAGTAAAATCAGAGATTGAGCGTCGAACAATTAAAGTTGTTGAAAAAGACGCTTGACTTTTCCCTATTAATTTATCCACAAAACCTATATAAATATCCATAAGAGCGGGAGTGTTTACCCTGTTTCGATCTCCCGCTTTTACAAAGGACAACGCTATGTTGAACGATATAAAAACAAAAATCGTGCTGGCTGTCCAACGACAGCAAGTGTACGACCCGGTATTAAAAGATACAGTAGATAAAGTCTTGGTGACTTTTTC